CTGCTGGTGGACCAGGTCTATACGCAAACATTGCTGCTAAGAGAGCAAGAATCAAAGCTGGCTCAGGTGAGAAAATGAGAACAGTTGGATCCAAAGGTGCTCCTACTAAAGCTAATTTTAAAAGAGCAGCACAAACAGCAAAATCATAATGGCTAAACTTTGTCCAAAAGGAAAAGCAGCAGCTAAAAGAAAATTTAAAGTATATCCTAGTGCATATGCAAACATGTATGCATCAGGTGTATGTTCTGGAAAAATTACACCAGGAGGTAAAAAAGGTAGTCGTAAAAAAGCTGCTGGTGGTGGTTTTATGTCTAGAAGAATGAATCGTTATGGCTAAAAAAGGATTACGAGCATGGGTGAAGGAAAACTGGGTCGATATTGCGAACAAGCGAAAAGATGGCTCATACCCGAAGTGTGGACGAAGTGGTGGAGAAAAAAGAAAAAATTATCCAAAATGCGTGCCTATTGCGAAAGCAAGAGCGATGTCCAAAGGGCAACGTGCGGGTGCCGTAGCAAGAAAACAAGCTAAATCAAATACAGGACCTAAACCATCAAGAGCAAGAACGTTTGCAAGTAAAGGTGGCTATATAGGAAGTTTTTTAAAATTAAATGTAGATGGAAAAACATACGGAAATCCAAGTTTAAAAAAGTATTATAAAGGTATGGTGTAATGAGAACAGATTATGTAACTAGAAGCAATTTTTCAAAAGGAACTAATCCGCCAAGAACAAAAAAATATTTCAGACCTACAAAGTCTGGAGCAGGGATGACTAGAGCCGGTGTCGCCCGATATAGAAGAGAAAATCCCGGTTCAAAACTAAAAACAGCCGTGACTGGAAAAGTGAAGCCAGGATCAAAAGCTGCTAATCGCAGAAAATCATACTGCGCTAGATCACTAGGACAATTAAAAAGGTCATCAGCAAAAACTCGTAACGATCCAAATTCACGAATAAGACAAGCACGGAGAAGATGGAAATGTTAAATGAGAAATGGAATAATACAAGCGTTAACAGATAAGTACGAAGCAGAAATATCTGCAGCACATGCTACGATCAATATATACCTTACTAATTCAGTAGGTATTGGCGAACACCCACAACATTTAGAAGAAATAGATAAACAACTAGATAAAATCGCACAAGCAGAAGAAAAACTAGATGCTTTAGATTCTTTTAAAATACCAGAAGGAGAAAAATAATGGATGGATTAGTAATAGTATCTAAAATACAAAAAATGATAAGAGATAGACTTCAAGCTGTTGGGGATACAATGATTACAGGTGGGGTTGACAATATGGAAAAATATCAATATATGTTAGGACAGGCACGTACATATCAGTACATGTTACAGGAAATCTCTAACCTGCTAGAAAATAAGGAGCAAAAAGATGAACAAGGAAATGTTATCGACATCAAAGGAAATCCCAAAGCATAAAAACGCTTTGATGGAGAAATACGAAAAAGTTAAAGAAAAAGAACCTTTAAATCCAGAAAATATTAAAGATGTAACAGCCCAGTTGCCTGAACCAAGTGGCTGGAGACTTTTAGTTTTACCTTTTACACCAAAAGAAAAAACTAAAGGTGGTATAATCATAGCTCAAGAATCATTAGAAAAATTACGTATAGCTACAAATTGTGGTTATGTAATCAAGGTAGGACCGTTGGCTTATCATGACAAAGAAAAATTTCCAACAGGACCGTGGTGCAAAAAAGGACAGTGGGTTATTTTTGCAAGATACGCAGGATCAAGATTACCCATCGAAGGCGGAGAAGTTCGTTTATTAAATGATGACGAAGTTTTGGGAACCATAGAAAACCCTGAATCCGTACTTCATAACATATAACCATAAGGAGAAACTATGCCAGAAACAAGAAAATATGAAACAAACGAAATGGTAGACATTGACAATTCAGGACCTGAAGTTGATGTAACGTTACCAGAAGAAAAAAAGGAAGAGGAGGTTAAAGATGAAAAAGTTGTTGAATCTAATG